TTATTAACCAAAGTCAGGCAATTATTTAATGTCGATTATGTCCCGCGTAGCACGAATAGACATAATCAGAAACAATATATTAAAGCGATTAGATTATTAGGTGATAAGTGGTTAACGCACCCACATAATAAAATTCAGAGAATACAGTGAAGAGTAACTTTGTAAATAACCATATAAGACTTAACAGCAATGTGCATGGTCATAAACTCAGGCTGTGCAATAAATGCGAAGAGAAAAAGCCGCCAGAGGGTGGTGTGCAGATGAGTGCAGCGAGATGGATTTGTGCATCATGCTGGACCAATAGGGTGACCAGTCAGAACTTAAAGGAGATGGCCAAATGACTGATTTATTGACAGCGCTGCACTTGTCGGTGGTGATGTTGGATTTAAGAATTCGGATGATGGAGGCGATTGAAGAGGATCGGTTTGACCTGGCGATGACGTATCACTTGCTGATACTGGTCAGGACTGACGAGCTTGATGCGCATAAGTGGGCGATGAGTCCCAAGGCTTGGGCCATCTATGAGACCATCCACCCATGAAAGAAAATGTCTTTGCTCAGTGGGTGGACCGGTATCAGCCTGATCCTGTTTTGTTTGTGCGGGAGGTTTTGGGGGTAGACCCTGACCCATGGCAAGTGAAGTTTCTGGGTGCAATTGCTAGGGGTGATCGGAAGATATCGGTTAGAAGTGGCCACGGGGTGGGAAAGAGTACGGCAAGCAGCTGGGCCATGCTCTGGTACTTTATGACTAGGAGTCCGGTCAAGGTGGTGGTGACTGCACCGACAAGCTCTCAGCTTTATGACGCGATGTTTGCTGAGTTGAAAAGGTGGATCAATGCGATGCCACTCCCACTTCAAGGTCTCTTGACTGTCAAGCAAGAGAGGATTGAATTCAATGCTGCACCGACTGAGATGTTTATTTCAGCCAGGACATCAAGAGCCGAGCAGCCGGAGGCTTTGCAGGGGATTCACTCAGAGAATGTGATGCTGGTGGCCGATGAGGCCAGTGGTGTGCCAGAGCAAGTGTTTGAGGCTGCGGCTGGCTCAATGTCTGGCCACAATGCGGTGACGCTACTGCTGGGCAATCCGGTGCGAAGCTCTGGATTCTTTTACGACACCCACACGCGCCTGGCCGATGAGTGGACCACGTTCCAAGTGGCCTGCACTGACTCGCCACGGGTGTCGGATGAGTACGTCAAAGAGATGGCCATGCGCTATGGCGAGGAGAGCAACGTCTACCGGATCAGGGTGATCGGTGAGTTTCCCAAGGGTGACGATGACACTGTGATTGCCATGGATTTGCTTGAGAGCGCGGTGAATCGGGATGTTGCGCCAAGTGAGTACGCGCCCATGCTATGGGGCTTGGATGTGGCAAGGTTTGGGAGTGACCGGTCAGCACTGTGCAAGCGCCAAGGGAATGCGGTCACTGAGAATATCCGGACATGGAAAAATCTGGACCTGATGCAATTGACTGGTGCGGTGGTGGCCGAGTACCAGGCGCTGCCACCCAGCCAGCAGCCGAAAGAGATATTGGTCGACTCAATCGGCCTTGGTGCTGGGGTGGTGGACCGGTTGAGAGAGCTGGGCCTGCCGGCCAGAGGGATTAATGTCTCGGAATCACCCGCGATGGGTGGGACTTACAGGAATCTGAAAGCAGAGCTTTGGTACAAAGCAAGGGCATGGCTTGAGGCACGGGACTGCAAGATGCCAAAGGATGAGGTGCTTATTGCTGAACTGGCCACTGTGCGGTACTCATTTACTTCAAACGGCAAGATCGCCATTGAGGGGAAAGATGAGATCAAGCGCAGAGGATTGCCAAGCCCTGACAAGGCCGATGCCTTTGTCCTGACATTTGCAAGTGATGCAATGGCTGGGATGTATGGCAGCACTGGCTCAAGCAAATGGTCTCAGCCCTTGCGCAGAAATCTGTCTAGGGTTGCATAATTCGGGTATTGACAAACCAATGGGGGAAACCTATGAAGGCAATGAGTAAAGCGCAAAAGAAAGTTGGCAAGGTGATGAAAGAGTTTGGCTCTGGCAAGCTGCACAGTGGCAAGGGTGGGCCAGTGGTCAAGAATCCCAAGCAGGCAATTGCCATTGCAATGTCTGAGGCAAAGATGCCCATGCGCGGTCAGCGCACGGCAAAGAACAAGGCGAAAAAATAATGGCTACTTTAAAACGCACCATGAGCCAGGTCATGGACAGAGACATGGAAGAGGAAATGGGCGAGGACATGGAAAGTGGCGAGAACTGCCCATTGCCCACGCAAGACATTACCCTTAATCTAAAAAACCGCGCCAAGGCAATCACCAGCGCGGCCTATGGTCCTGAGAATCCCAAGCTGCCTAATGAGGCTTTTTGGCGCAAGAAGTCAGACCAGTGGGATGTGAGCATTGTTGACGCAAAGAAAAGCCTATGCGGTAACTGCGCAGCATTCAATGTGTCTGACAAGCTGAAACAGTGCATTGCCCAAGGCATTGGCATGGAAGCTGACCCATGGGGAACAATCAAGTTGGCCAATCTGGGTTACTGCGAAATCTTTGATTTCAAGTGTGCAGCAAGCAGAACTTGCGATGCATGGGTGGTCGGTGGTCCGAACACTGGTGAGCAAGAGGGTGAAGACTATGAAGAGGGAGAAGAGGAATGAAACAAGGACTATATGCAAACATTCATGCAAAACAAGCTCGAATTGCTGCTGGCAGCAAAGAGAAAATGCGCAAGCCTGGGGCAAAGGGCGCTCCAAGCGCTGCTGACTTTAAAGCAGCGGCTAAAACCGCCAAGCCAGTGAAAAAGAAATGAAGACACCAGCTTGGCAGCGTAAAGAGGGCAAAAGCCCGACTGGCGGCTTAAACGCCAAGGGCCGTGCCAGTGCCAAGGCTGAAGGCATGAACTTGAAAGCACCAGTCAAGGCTGGCGACAATCCAAGGCGCGCATCATTCTTGGCGCGGATGGGCAATATGCCTGGGCCTGAGATGAAGGCCGGTGAGCCAACTAGGCTGCTGCTGTCATTGAAGGCATGGGGCGCAAGCTCCAAGGCTGATGCCAAAGCCAAGGCGGCTGCCATCAGTGCCAGGAACAAGGCCAAGAAATGATTTGTCCGATTGTCATTGCCACTGTCAAGGGCCATGGGTTGTCGGTGTTGCTGGAGTCGATTAAGCAATACGCGCCAGAATGTCCTGTTTATCTCAGAGGCCCACAGTCGGTGATTGACAATTACCAAGCAGACTACAAAATCTATGGCCAGCCAAAGAGCTTTGGCGAGGACTACAACGAGATCATTGAAATGGCGCTCAAGGACTGGTCATCGTGCATTGTGGCCAATGACGACATTGTGCTGACACCCACCAGTGTAAAAGTGCTGATGGAAGATGTGGCCATTGTCAGGACCATGAACAGCTACAAAGCAGGGTGGGTGGCGGCCAGATGTGACGCTGCCAGACCTTGTCAGAATGTGCGGATCACTGAGCAGCCGGAGAAGCTCAACTTCTACAAATTCCCGTCTGAGGCCCACATCAAACTGGTCCAAGAGATCAGCCCAATCTTTGCATGGATATCAAGTAATGCATTTGAAGAGGTAAAGTTTCCCCCTCTGAATTGGTACAGTGACGATGTGCATTGTATGGACTTGGTAAGAAAAGGCTATGGCCACTATGTGAGCGCAAGTTACGTTCACCACATTGGCTCAAACACCATTGGCTTTGACGCGCAAAAACTGCATGAGCAGGCGCTGCCATGGCTTAGAGAAAACAGGCCGGAATATGCGAGTGCCTGGTTTGATTCTTAATCTAGGCTCTGGCAAAGACTGGTGCAAAGAGTATCTGAATGCAGATATTCAAGCCAGCAAGAATCCTGACTGGCTGGTCGATATCAGCAAGGTCAAATGGGGTGATACCCTGCAAACCCGTTTTGGGCAGCTGGAGATCGTGCCAGGTATGTTTGAAACCATTCTGGCCAATGATGTACTGGAACACATCCCCAATTTGGTCGATGCCATGACCAACTGCAAAGAGCTGCTGCAAGTTGGCGGTGAGATGCGGATTCATGTGCCTTATGACCTAAGTCTTGGGGCTTGGCAGGACCCGACCCATGTCAGGGCATTCAATGAGAACTCTTGGCGCTATTACACCGAGTGGCACTGGTACTTGGGCTGGCCGGATCGGTTTGAGATGACAACGCTGGAAATGCGTCTCTCAAAGGTGGGAGAAGCACTAGAATTGCCACAAGACGAAATCATCCGCACCCCAAGGGCTGTGGACTCCATGTATGTGGTTCTTACAAAGGTTAAGCCATGATTGAAAACATCACCGACAATTTATCCACCGACATTGCAGCCCAAGAGCCAATGGATGACATGGAACTGCAAGCCATCATTACCCAAGACCTGACCGATGCCATCAGCTATGTGGACAGTGACTTGTCACCCACACGCGCCAAGGGGACTGAATACTATCGCGGTGATTTATTTGGTAATGAGGTCGAAGGCAACAGCAAGGTGGTGGCCATGGAAGTGCGAGACACTGTCTCGGCCATGCTGCCAAGCCTAATGCGGGTTTTCTTTAATTCTGAGAATGTGGTCGAGTTTGCACCCCGTGGTCCAGAAGATGTGAAGATGGCGCAGCAGGCGACAGACTATGCAAACTATGTTTTCCAAAATGACAACAACGGGTTTTTGACCAGTTATGCGATTTTCAAAGATGCACTGGTCAGGAAATGCGGCATTGCCAAATTCTGGTGGGAGGATGAAGAGAAGGTCCGGATTGAAGAGTACACCGGCCTCGATGACCAGACCCTAGAAATGCTCATGCAAGAGCCTGGTGGTGAGGTCAAGATCATTACGTCTTACCCAGACCCGCAAGTTGACGAGATGCAGATATCTACTTTGGACCCGATGACTGGCCAGCCGGTGATGGCGCAACCCGCCATGATCCATGATGTGCAGATCAAGCGCATCACAAAGGATGGCCGGATCAGGATCATGGCCGTGCCACCAGAGGAATTATTGCTAGACAGACGCGCAAGGTCTTTTGACGATTCAAGCATCATTGCCCACCGGCAAATGGCCACCATGGCTGACTTGTTGGCCATGGGTTATGACCAGGATGAGATCGAAGAGAATATGTCATCGACTGACTTGGACAGCAATGACGAGTATTTAGCGCGTCAGCCACTGTCCACGACATTTGGCACAAATGACGCTGCCAACCCGATGATGCGCAGAGTGCTGTACATCGAGGCTTATTCCCGTGTGGACTTTGATGGCGATGGCATTGCAGAGCTGCGCAAGGTCTGCTGCATGGGTGGCGGCTATAAGGTGGTGCGCAATCTACCGGCCAGCTACATTCCCTTTGCTGACTTTCCCTGTGACCCAGAGCCACACACAAGCCCACTTGAGGCCATGTCGATTTTTGACATTACCCGTGACTTGCAAGAGATCAAGTCGGAAATACTTAGAAACACATTGGACAGTCTGGCCCAGTCAATTCACCCAAGAACGGCAGTGGTCGAAGGCCAAGTCAACATCGATGATGTCTTGAATAATGAGACTGGTGCAATTATTCGCATGAGAGCGCCTGGCATGGTCCAACCCCTGACAACCCCATTTGTGGGTCAGGCCGCATTCCCGATGATGGAATACATGGACCAGATTAAGGAAGATCGCACCGGCATGAGCAAGGCGGCCATGGGACTGAATGCTGATGCATTGCAGTCAAGCACTAAAGCAGCTGTGAATGCAACAATCAATGCCAGCCAAGGCCGGATTGAGTTGACTGCACGCATTCTGGCTGAAGGCATGAAAAAGCTATTTAAGGGCATTTTGTTCTTGGCCACAACGCACCAAGACAAAGCTCGAATGGTGCGAATGCGCAATGAGTGGGTGCAGATCGATCCAAGATTTTGGGATGTGTCCATGGATGCCAACATCAATATCGCTTTGGGCAATGGCGACACCAACGAGAAACTGCAAGCGCTGATGATGATCATGGCCAAGCAAGAGCAAATCTTGCAGCAACTTGGCCCAACGAATCCATTGGTCACGCCCCAGCAGTTTAGTAATA